CAATTGGATACTCAAAGGTGCTTGAAGCAAAAAAGCAAAGGAAAGAAACAAAGGATTTAAAGCAGCAAATGAAAACTTGGATGGATTATTACCAAGAAGCGTTAAAAGTCTTTAATTCATACATAAGAGAGCGCGACAAGAACGAAAAATGTATTTCTTGCGATGCACTTCCAGGAACATACCGTTTGACTTCCGGCCACTATTTTCCGCAAGGCCAAAACAAAAGTGTTGCATTGGATGTTGATAACGCGCATTCACAATGTTGGTTTAACTGCAACAAAAACAAATCCGGAAACCTTGCAGAATATTATCCACGATTAATTAAGAAGATAGGCCAACAAAGATTTGATGAATTAGAGCAAAGAAAAAACACTTTAAAAAAATACTCAATACCCGAATTAATAGAAATAAAGATTATATTTAAAGACAAAGTAAAAGAATTAAAAGCAAAATGAAACAAATTAATATATTCAACGAAATTGATTATATTGATGCCGAAGGAAATATTAAAAGGTGTTTATCTTGCAACAAATCAACGGAAAAAGGAAAACTTTGTTCTTGTGAATGTTCAAAACAATTAATAAAAACTTATATTTGTAAACAATATGAAAGCTAAAACAGAATTTTTATCAAATTCAAAAGAGATTGACCAGGCGCGAAAACTAGACATTGCGCTTCCGGAAATGGAATTTAAAAGTGTTGATTTTACTTTTGATATTAACGCGGTTGCGGCTTACTACATAAATAATGAAGGGAATATAAACATTTCATTGTACGGTGAAATATGGACATTATTATACAGTAAGAAGATTATTGAACAACTTGATAAACATTTAAGCCAATGACCGATGTATATTTATTAACGCTTGGAATCGTATTGTTTCAAATGTTGGTGGTTAATCCACTATTGAAAAAATTATTTAAAATTGAGAAATGAAAAAACTAAAAAGATTAACAGACATTACAAAAGGCCTTATTGCAATAGCCGTAATATTAGGATCAGTTCCTTTTATCATTTACCCTATCGTATGGTATTGGATAAAGTGTTTTAATATATTCTTCTAAGATGGATATTTTACTAAAAGCGTTAATAATATCATTGTTTTGTGTTGGATTGCGTATAATTTCATCACCTGGAATGATATTCTATTTTTTAAGGCGGCCGTATGAATGGGCGCAAAAACATTCACAATTGCTTAAATACATATTAAAGCCGGTTATTGGTTGCGGTACGTGTATGGCTTCAGTATGGACCGTAGCAATAGAATTAAGCTATTATAATAGCACTTTTAACATTGAATTGATAATTATTGCCTTTATAGTGGCTGCACTTAATTCATTGATTTATGCGTACTTTGAAAAATTAACCGCGTGAAACGGCCAAGAATTGATTATCTTGATAGGATGATTTTGATTGAATACGAAACCGGTGAGGCAAATTTTAGTGGAATACACGTAAGGAATAGAATAAAATATTTAAAGTTGAGAAGGTTTCTCGCAAATAGATTTAATTACAAACGTAAAAGAAAAGAAGGGAATGATAAAAGAATTTGAAGCAATGGACTGGAGCAAAAATTATACATACAAAGATAAAAAGATTTACATTTCATTTGAAACAAAGAAATACATACTTTGTTCATTTTATGAAAGCGGAAAAGGTAAATTCAAATTAGATAAATCAGTTTTTTATGCCGGACATTAGTATGTGCAATAATGACAAATGTAAATTCAAAAAAGAATGTTACCGATTTACTGCAAAGCCAAGTGAATTTCATCAAACCTATGGAGACTTTAATTGTAAAGATAAGGAAGGAACAGACACCTATTTTTGGAATAATGAAAAGCCTAAAAAGAAATGAGTGATAGGGTATTGCTAACAAATAAACAAACGAGGATTGGTTCCAAGAACGGCGGCAAGTCGTTTAGCATTGGTTCGATTCCCGCCCTATTACTTATATTTAAACCAAAACAAAGATGATGAATACTAAACCAGGATTTGTAGAAAAGAGACTACAACAACAAAAAGAGCAAGATGTTTATGAAATTTCAAAGGTTGCAATAAAAATAGTTGCTTATTTTAACCAATATGAAATGGATGGTAAATGGGATTCTAAAATGTACGAACAAAAACGCGTAGTTTCGGAATTGCTGAAGCATTCTTTTGGAGCAATAAAGAAACAAAATAAATAAACACTAACTTTGTTTAATGAGTAAACTAACAGATAAACAAGAAATGTTTTGTAAAGAGTACTTAATCGACTTGAACGCAACACAAGCGGCAATTCGTGCTGGTTACTCTAAAAAGACTGCACAAGAACAATCTTCCCGGCTGTTATTAAATGTTATGGTTCAAACAAAAATTGCTGAATTAAAAGAAAGCCGTTCAAAGCGTACTGAAGTTGATTCCGATTATGTTTTAAAAGAACTTCTGAATTGGGCCGATGGTGATTATACTGAATTGATGTTACTTACTGCAAAAGAGATAAAAGAACTTGCACCCGAAATAAGAAGATTAATCACCGGATTCAAAAGAGTAACGCGAAGGATTCCAGGAACAGACGAAGAAGAAATTCAAATTGAGGTTAAATTTATTGACAAACAAAAAGCAATGGAAATGATCGCAAAACATATTGGATTTTATGAAAAAGATAATGAGCAAGGCAAAGCCGACATTGTTATTAAAAATGAAGTTGATTATTCAAAATTAAGCATTGAAACTTTAAGAGATATTAAAAACAATCGCAAAGATGCTTGATTATGATAGGGCAATAATTGAATTATCAAGGTTGCATTTATTAGATTTCACCGAGCATACAATGCCGGAATTTGAATCAACTGCATTTCACAAAAAGTATTATGAAGTTTTAAATCTATTCGCTGAAAAGAAGATTAAAAACTTAATGATTACAATACCGCCGCAACACGGCAAAAGCACCGGTTCAACTATTCAACTTCCGGCCTATATTCTCGGAAGGAATCCAGACACAAAGATTGCCGTTGGTTCATATTCTTCAACATTTGCAAAGAAATTTAACAGACAAATCCAAAGATTGATTGACAAAAAAGAATATCATTCTATATTTCCGGAAACATTATTAAACGAATCAAATGTTGTAACCGTATCTTCAAACTACCTTAGAAATTCGGAAGAATTTGAGGTTGTTAATAAATTAGGTTCATTAAAGGCCGTTGGTAGAGGTGGCCCATTAACCGGAAACGCGGTTGATATTATGATAATGGATGATTTATACAAAGATGCTATGGAAGGCAATTCACCGGTCATTAGAAATGCCGTTTGGGATTGGTATTCGTCAGTAGTTACAAAAAGGTTGCACAACGATAGCCAACAATTAATTGTATTCACACGTTGGCACGAGGATGATTTAATCGGAATGATTCAGCACAAAGAAGAAGTGATAACAATCAAATCTATTGACGAAATCCACAACTTGGATGATGATTTTGATGGTTGGATTAAAGTAAACTTTGAAGCAATTAAGGTTGGACCGCCAACTTCATTAGATAACAGAAATGAAGGCGAACCGTTATACCCGGAGAAACACGCATTGAAAAAACTAATAAAAGACAGAACTCTTGATCCGGAGAAATTCGAGTGTATGAATCAAGGCAACCCAACTTCACAAGAAGGTTTATTATATTATCCATTTAAAACATACTTACGTTTGCCGGAAGTAAAAGAAAGAAAAAATTATACTGATTCGGCTGATAGTGGAACCGATTATTTATGTTCGATTAATTACGCAATACCAATTGATGCAGATGATTCAAATATTTATGTTACCGATGTTTTGTACACGCAAAAAGGTGTTGAATTTACAGAAAGCGCAATGATTGATTTGCTGATTAAAGATAATATTGGAGTTGCAGACATTGAACGCTCTCCTGGAACGCGGTTATGGGCCGAAGCAATAACACGTGCGGTGATAAACACTTGCACAATAAATGTATTTAGTCAAACGCATAACAAAGAATCAAGAATTTTCACCAATAGCGCAACCGTTAACCGAAGATTAATATTTCCGGAAGATTGGCACATTAAATATCCGGAGTTTTTTAATCACGTTCGATTGTATAAAAAGCTATTCAAAGCGAATAAAAATGATGATACTGCGGATGCCTTAACCGGTGTTATTGAAATGTCAAATCAACGTCATTTTTATGTTGATTAACAATTAAAAAATTTGTTTAACTTTGTAAAAAGATTTTTCACGAATGGGAATATTTTCAAATTGGTTTCAAGATGCAACGGAAAGACCGGAAGTTGCGGTTTATCAAATAGGTTCAAATTTCGACATTGGCAAAACTGAAGGTGTTATTGATAAAGGCTATATTACTAACGGTGATGTTTATGCAATAGTAAAAAAAATAGCTGATAACGCAAAACACATTCCACGTGAACTTTGGCGCAAAGATGGCAATGAATGGGTGATGGTTACCGAAGGTGATTTGTATGAAATTGTAACCAAAAGACCAAACGACCAACAAAACATTCACGATTTTATCGAACAATCGGTAACAAACTTATTAACAAAAGGGAATACTTTTAGACGAGGTCGAAGGATTCCAGGATTTGGTGATGCGTTCCAAGAAATTTTAATGGTAAACAACAACATTGTTACGATTGATTGTATGATTGAGGATTTCAATTATATCCCTAAGCAATACAAATTAGAGTTAGGAAAGAATAAATTGATCGTGCCGGTTGAAGATATGAATCACGTAAAATTTTACAATCCTTCAGACTATGGAATGAGTTCTTGTTTGGGCCTTTCACCATTACAAGCCGGATTACTTTCTTTAGTTGCTTCTAACGACAACAAAACCGCACAATCTGTTTTGGTCCGCAATCAAGGGATAAGAGGATTAATCACTTCGCGTTCAGAACGCGCACAAACACCGGAAGAAAGAAATCAAATCCAACAAGCGGCCGACAATCGAATGATGGGCGCAAGTAAATTCGGAAAAGCAATTGCAACTTCAGCGAATGTTGATTTCATTCAAATGGGTATGGATGCTACACAATTGAAGATAATTGAAAGCGCGGTGATGAAGTTGCGCGACCTTTGTAATCTTTACGGTGTTGATTCTTCATTGTTTAATGATCCGGCCAATAAGACTTATAACAACCGAAAGGAAGCGGAAAAATCAATGTTTACAAATGCGGTTATCCCGGTAAATGCTAAAGATATTCGCAGCCTTTCGCAATGGTTGCTTCCGGCCTGGAATGAAAGAGATAATACAACTTATGAAATTAGACAAAATCTTTCATCAATTCCGGTACTTCACGAAGATGAAGATAAAAGAGCCGCAAAACAAGAAAAGATTAGTAAAATATTTATTAGTATCTTAGAAGCGCAAATTTCAAACGAACAAAAAGTATTTTCATTAATGCGTTCTTTGAATTTAACAGAAGAAGAAGCAAAAGAAATTGTTGGAAATGAAGCACAATAAATTAAGTAAAGGACAAATTGAAAAGTTAAAGAAGGCGAAGATTAAATCTTTGAACGAAAATAAACTTATTAAAAAATGATTATAACCGGCAAAACATTCGCAACCAAAAAAGAAGAAATTGATTATCTTGTTAAGCATAACAAGGAAATAATCGAGTTTAAAAAAGCGGTTGTGAAACATACTTCACCAACAACAACTGAAATCGAAAATCTTTCGGTTGAATTTAAGGCCTTAACAACTTCGAAGGAACACGATACTGATAATATTATTAAAAGAACGGTTATCGGCAACACTTATAATTGGTTGGATTCGCACGGTGATGTTCATTTGGATGGTACATTTGGAAAATCTATTTCGGAAAGACAAAATAAAATTTGGCATTTACACGATCACGAACAAAAGATTACTGCGAAAGTTGGTATTCCTTCAAAAATTTATGAAGAAACCGTTGCTTGGTCCGACTTAGGAGTTAAGAAAGCCGGAACAACAACCGCTTTAATGATGGATTCCAATATAAGAAAAGATTATAATAATTTAATATTCCAGGAATACAAAGATGGGAACATTGATCAACATTCGGTTGGTATGTATTATGTTAAAATAGATTTTGCGGTGAATGATAAGGACCACAAAGCGGAATTTAAAACCTGGAATGATAATATTGACAAGATAGGAAACAAAGAAAAGGCCGAAGAATTAGGCTATTTCTATGCAGTCAAAGAAGCAAAATTAGTTGAAATTAGTGCGGTGCTACAAGGTAGTAATGAACTAACACCAACAATTGAAGCAAAAGATATTGAGCCGATTAACTTCACTCAAACAATTGAGCCGCTTGAAAGCACTCGCAAGAATAACAATTTAAGAAATAATTTATTAATTTAACAAACAAAAAAATGTTTACAAGAAAAAACGCTGAAGAAATCAGCAAATTAAGTGAAGTTGAAATAAACGACTATCACACCGCTTTAGAAAAGCACAGAGAAGAAAAAGAAACTGAATTGAACAAATCAATTTCAGAAAAAGCAAACGCAAGTGATGTTGCAGAATTAAAGACTTTAGTTGAAGGACTTAAAGTTTCTGAATTTGAAGCAATGAAATCTACTTTAAAAGCACAAGGTTCTGCAATGGCAAAATTAGTTGAGCAAGTAGAAATGTCAACTTCAAAAGAAGATATTTCATTCACAATGGCAGTTCTTAAAGGACTAAAAGAAAATGAAGGAAATCTTAAAGATGTTTTGAAAAACGGAAGCGGAACGGTAAAATTAGAAATCAAAGCAAGTCAAGCGGCTTCTGATATTACTTCCGGAACTGATTATGCAACTATTGAAAGCGGTGTTGGCCAAATAGCAACAAGACAAGCATTAATGAAGTCTTTGTTCCCGGTTCAACCAATTTCAACTGAATACTTGAAATATAATGACCAAGAAACGGTTGTAAGAGATGCAAAAAATGTTGCTGGATGTGCTGCTTCAACACACAACTCAAAAATTACTTGGCAAGTTAGAACGCTACAAATCACAAAAGTTCGTGATTATGTTGATGTTTGTGTTGATATGATGGAAGATTATGATTTTGTTGAAGGTGAAATCAGAAACTTAGTTTCAACGGATGTTGCTTTAAAAGTAGATTCACAACTTTTATTAGGCACGGGAGTTTATCCGGAAACTAATTCAGTTTCTGCGGTTGCTTCAACATTTGCTGCTGGAAGTTATGCACTTGCAATACAAGATGCAACACTAATTGATTTAATTAAAGTTGGTGCTGCTCAAATTTCTGACTTCGGACAAAACAACAAATTTATGGCTAACACGGTTTTATTAAATCCGGTTGATGCTATGAAAATGCAATTGTTAAAGAATGCAGATGGAAATTATATGGTTCCTAATTGGATTACTTCAGATGGTGTTAATATCGGAGCGATGCGAGTTATCGCAAACCAATTAGTACCGGTTAATGAAGCGTATATTTTTGATTCTTCTAAAGGAACAATTTTCCAACGTAGAGGTGCAACGGTTGAATTGGCTTTTGAAAACAGAGAAAACTTTGAAAAAGAGTTGGTAACTGTTAAGGCTTACGAGCGTTTAAACTTCAGAGTTAGAAACGTAGATGCTAACGCATTTATGCACATTGCTGATATTGCTGCTGCAATTGCTGCAATACTAAAACCATAGTATTAATTTACTTTATAATCGCGCACTTCCTTCATTGGTTGTGCGCTTTTGTAGTTAAAAGAAAGATATTATGGAAACCACAAAATTGATTTTATTAGTTGACCACAGAACACTTGGATCAAAGGGAGTAGTGTTTGAAGTTCCTAACGCAAATGTTTCTGCCTGGATTGATTCCGGAAAAGCAAAAAGATATTCAAAAGAAGGTTCAAAGAAATCTGAAGGTGAAGAATCAAAAAAAGGTAAAAAAAAAAGTAGAACAAATAATTGATTTTATTTATAAAAAATAACAATGGCAATTTTACAACCTTCAGATTTTACAGATAATCCAATTTATAATATTGCTTTAACGCTTCAAGCGGAAACCGAGCTTGATGCAATGATTGCTGATGTTGAAATAAACACTTTACAAGAGTTATTAGGCTGCGAGTTATACACTTTATTTATTGCAGATTTAACGGTTAACACTCCACAAGTTCCACAAACGCAAATTTATATTGATATATTTGATGCGTTTTGTTTCGACAACGTTTTTTGCGGTCCACAAAGAAGCAAGGGAATGAAGGACTTGTTAATGGCTTACACTTATTTTGAATGGCACAGATACAATTTAAACAAATCAGTTTCAACCGGAATGGTTCGCGGTGATTCTGAAAATTCAAATATGGTATTAGCTGAAAGTTTCGGAACTTATGACAAATATAATAGGGCAGTTGATAGTTACCGATCAATTCAACAATATATTTCAGATAATTCAACTTTATATCCTACCTTTGAAGGT